AATATTAATTTTAGGAGTAAACACTATGGGATTTCAAGTCTCGCCTGGAGTCCAAGTAAACGAAATTGATTTGACGAATGTTGTTCCTGCAGTGGCAACTTCGATCGGTGCGACAGCTGGTGCTTTCCAAAAAGGTCCAGTTAGTTCTCCAGTTCTAATAACTTCAGAAGAAGAATTATTAAGAATATTTGGAAAACCGCAAAATACAAGTAATCAATTCGAATCTTGGTTCACAGTGGCAAACTTTTTAGCATATACAGATGCATGCTATGTTACTCGTGCTCAATCTGCTATCACCAACGCTGGTGCTACTGGTGGTGTTCTTATTCGTGATGACGATCATTACGAAAACAGTTTCAATACTGGACAAGGTTCAGTAGGTGAGTGGGCAGCAAGAACTGCTGGTACTCATGGTAACTCATTAGGCGTATCAATTTGTGCTACAGCAACAGCATACCAACAAACATTGGGTGCGAACAATCAAGTAAACCAAGCAGATGTAGCAGTTGGTGATACAACAATTCAAGTAGATAATGCTGATGCGTCAGGATATGCGTTTAATGTAGGTGATTTAATTTCATTCTATACTGATTCTGCGTATACAACACCAGCAGATAACTATCGTGAATACGAAGTAACTGCTGTTGATACAAGTGGCGACTTATTAACAATTAGATTAAAAGATGATCCGAATGGAGCAGGTCTACAAACTGCTATTGCTGACGATGCTTATATATTAAGACGATGGAAGTTCTATGATTTATTTAATGGTGCTCCAGGAACTTCAGCATGGGCGACTGCTAATGGTCGTGGTACTGGTGACGAATTACATGTAGTTGTTTATGACACTACAGGTGATATCACTGGATACGACAACGATGTAGCAGGTCAAAGAACTAGTTCTGTAATTGAAACATTCGCAAACACATCTAAAAATCCAAGTGCTAAATCACCACAAGGTGATAGCATTTATTACAGAGATGTAATTTTTAGAGGTTCAAGTTATGTTTACTGGATGGATCATAACACAAGTGGTACAAACTGGGGTACTGATACAACTTCTGCTTATACAGCAGTAGATACTCCAACATTAACAACACTTTCTGGTGGTACTGACGATTATGCAGTAACTGCTGGTGAAATGCAAATTGCATTTGAAAAATATCTAGACTCAGATAACATTGATGTAAACTTAGTTCTTGGTGGTTCATCAAGTTTAACTACTGACAGTGCTGCTGGTCAAGATACTTTTGTAACAATGATTACAATGTTGTTGAAACAAGAAAAGATTGTGTTGGTTTTGTTTCACCTTATCGTTCTGCTACAGTTGGTGTTACTGATAGTAATACACAAACTGACAATGTAACTGAAGCATTTGACTTATGTCCTTCTTCATCTTACATGGTATTCGATAGTGGTTACAAGTACATGTATGACAAGTATAACGATGTATATCGTTTTGTCCCAATGAATGGTGACACTGCTGGTTTATGTGCTTACACTGATAGAGTTGCGGATCCATGGTTCTCTCCAGGAGGTTTAAATCGTGGTAATGTAAGAAACGCAATTAAACTTTCATACAATCCTAGTAAAGCAAACAGAGATTTCTTGTATCGTGCAAGAGTTAATCCTGTTGTAAACTTCCCAGGACAAGGTGTAGTTCTATTTGGTGATAAAACTGCTCTATCAAAACCAAGTGCGTTTGATAGAATTAATGTTCGTAGATTGTTCTTAGTATTAGAGAAAGCAATTGCTACAGCATCTAAATTCCAACTCTTTGAATTCAACGATGAGTTTACTAGAGCGCAGTTTAGAAACCTAATTGAACCATTCTTACGAGATGTTCAAGGTCGTAGAGGTATCACAGACTTTTTAGTTAAATGTGATGCCACTAACAACACTGGGGAAGTAATTGATAGAAACGAGTTTGTCGCAGATATATTTGTGAAACCTGCTCGATCAATTAACTTCATAACACTAAACTTTATCGCAACGAGAACTGGTGTAGCGTTCTCTGAGGTTGGAGGTTAATCATGGCAGCAATAGACGATTTTAAAGCGAATCTGATTGGTGGTGGTGCTAGAGCTAACCAATTCAGAGTAACAATAACTCCACCTTCTGGTATTGCTATCGGATTGGATGTTCGTAGAACATCCTTTCTAGCAAAAGCATCAAACTTACCTGCTCAAACAATAGGTGAGATTGAAGTGCCTTTCCGTGGAAGAAAAATCTACATGGCAGGTGACAGAG